AACTTAGCCGCTGCCATCTCACGCGCTTGGTATTCAGTACGTAACTTAGCCGCACCGGGGACCATACGTGATAACGTTTCAGCAAGCGTTTTACCCGGACCACCTGCGGCCATAGCTCCTAAGTAATCACCAAGATCAGGCGCTCGTCCTTTCAAAGCATCGGCTACTTTTTGTTGCCTTTCACCCCTACCTCGTGCGTACTCATCGTACTCTTTCTGCATCTCTTGCGTGTTTTTAAAACGCATCAGTTCTTTTTCTTCAGGCGAAAGCATGGCAGTTTTTTCAGCCTCATCGATGCTTTCCATCCTTTTGCGAATCAACGCCATAAGGTCATTAGGACTCACGCCGCTACTACCTAATGTAGACGGTTCGTCTTCGCGTTCTGTAAACCCTTCTGCAATTCGGGCAGACATATCACCGCCACCCTTAAACCCTTGAACTCCACCACCCTGTTTAAACACAATCCCACCATCCATTGCGGTAAACATATCAGGGCGCATGGGTAAGGCGGCTATACCCCGCTCACGTTCTGCAAGGTCTTGAGCTTTTTTGGCGATCATCGCACCTGCCATACCAAGCTGCTGTTCTTTTTGCTGTATGGCTTGCGCTTGTTGGTTGACCATTTGCTCTTTCATCATAAGCTGCTGAAAGATAGTCGGGCTGTTTTTGGGATCATTCTGCATAGCCGCATTACGACTAATCGCCTGACGCTCCGCGCCCCGTTGAGCCAACTCTTGTCCTGCCATCTGAGGCGTGACTTGTCCAGTAGGTTGTGGTGGTTTACCCGCAGCGTACTGCTGTAGCTTCTGGTCGGGGAAACGCGCAGGATTCTGAATCGCTGCTTGCGACTGCATGGGGTTAAAAGGGATCTGCGACATGTATTACCCCTTACGGTTTTGTACCTGTTGTAGTCGGGCCGGTAGACCCTGTATTGATTTTATTTATCATATCTATGAGCGCTATTGTAGATATTCCTCCCGTAAGCGCCTGTGACATAGGATCAATACCCGTAGCTGCTGCACTGATAGGTAGCCCCGTCAGCATGTTCTTCATAAACGTAAGGTTCTCATACGGATACTTCTCAGCGCGTAGGAACTCGTTATAGTCAAAGTTGCGGTCAGCAGTACCCAAGTCAGCCATTTGTTTAAGTGCAGCAAGATCAAACTGCCCTTGTTGCTGCCCGAGATTACCAAGCACTTGCCCTGCCTGGATACCAGTTTGCAAACCTTTAAGCCCAAGCTCTGCACCGAACTGCCGAGACTGTTCACTCATTTTCTGAGCTTCAAGCCCACGACCTTGTTCGACGTTAAACTGCCCAAGTCCTTGTGTGTAGGCATCCTGTAAACCCTTAGCCTGAATGCCACCAAGCTGAGTCATGAGATTGCGATTTGCTTCAGACTCCAGCAAGCCATGACGTGACCCACCAAAAGCACCGGCTTGAACAGCTTTTGCTCCGATAGCTTGGTTGGCAATATCTGCTTGGCGCTTGGCTTCGCGCTGCTGGACATCAACAACATTCTGCATATAAGGCGACATGTAAGACGCCTGCACATTGGTAACGTTCTGTCCCCCGTAATTGACGGGTTGGATGTTGGGGTTAGCAGGTACTGTGTAAGGGTTAGTAGCAGAATCCCCACCTACATCAACGGTACCACCAGCGTCATATCCTTCAATTTCACCGCCGTGAGCTTTGGGCACAGTGGTTTCAGTCTGCACAGGGTTAGCAAACGTACCCGTCGTAAACGCCGTGGGTTTATATTGCCCATAATCTAAAGCGCCGATACCCGCAGCTTGTGCAAGATTGGTACCCTGTAAGAATTGAGCAGGTGTTGTTAAGTTAGCAATCCCTGCCTTAGCCGATTCAAGCAGGGGGGATGTACCTGTGTATTTAAGAAACGGCACATCAGCCTCGGCAGAGGCACGTTCAAGTAAACGTTGTACATAGGGCGCATACCCCTCACGTAACCCAGACTCACCACCAACCGAAACTCCTGTACCTTCTCTACCGTCATCACGAACTGTTTTAACCGAAGTATCAAATACTGCACCTTTAGACTGTGCTTCTTGTTTGGCTTTTTCTATATTTGCCGCTGCCTCAGCTTCAGCTTCGGCCTTTGCCGCAGTGTTCATTTTGGCTTGTTCAGCCTGAGCGGTTTTCTCAAGCTCCGCCCGTTTTGTAGCATCAGTCTCGGCAGTAATGGACTTTGCTAAATCGTAAATATTAGTATTGGACCCCGGTGCGTCGTACCCCGGTTGGAAGATTAGGTTGCCGCCTTGGATAGGATTATCTTTAGCGTTGATCTGTGGGCCTAACTCTACAATCGACTCATAGGAAGGCATGCCTTTAGTTACAGCACTTGAAGTAATTCCTCTGTCTGCCAGAAAGCGTTGAATATCATAAGAGTCAGTGCTTGTTAAACCGACTTTTGCCGCAGCCTCTTGAAGCGCAGACGTAGGCACTCCAATAATCATGGAGCGTTCGTATAAACGTGCTAACTCATCAAGATCAGCTTTTGACCCTTTCTCAAAAACCGACGCCATTGCAGCACGAGCTTCTGAATCAGGCATCCCAAGAAGCTGAGTAAGCCCATAATAAGTAGCCCGCTGTTTTAATTCTTCAGGATCATCGCTGGGGCGTATAAGCTTTTGGTTGACGAGGTATTTATAGGTGTCTGCATTAAAGTTATCTTGAACGTACTTACGGATCTGATCATCCGTAAATTCACCTTTGTTTGACTTAAATGTCGCCATGATTACCTCGGCATAAATTTGTTAGGGTTGATTTGAATACCCTGCTTTCTGTTACCAGTACGTGCCTCACGCACGCGATCCATCATTTCATACAAACGACTTGCACCAGCATTGGAATTGCCATTGCCTAAATGACTAACAACATCTGCCGGAATCACAAACTCACCATCACTTAATGCAGCAGGGCGCTTGTTGTCAATATGTGCAGGGACTTCATCTGCCATACCATCCGTAGGACCGCCGAGGTAAAAAGGCTGCTTAGCAGAAGTTAGCCCTCCCGCAGCTCCGCCGTATCCACCACCTATACCCCCCGTGGTGTAATCACCCTCTCGGTTTTCTAATATATTACCTATAACGTCAAGCATGTTTTGGTATTCTGGCCCAAAAACTCGCACGGTTCGGATGTCTTCTGGTGTAAATTTATCTGCGTACGGTGCTTTAAAACCGTATTTTGCGTCATACCCTGTTGGGCTAAGGCTTTGCACATTTTCTACAAATTTTCTTAAATCTGGTACGGATTGTAGAAATGTTGGGTCGTAAGCTGCGATATTTTTTATTGATTGTATTGGGTCAATATCCCCTGTAATCTGGTCCACAGACATAACTTCACTAAGTAAACGATTTCTAGCTTCGTTTACGGAAGCCTCTTTCTCTTTTTGGAAAGCTAAATTACGCGGGTCAAAAGTCTCTGGCAATTCAAACGCCGCTCTTCTTACAACTTCATTAGCAATTAAACCCTCTGGAGCGTAAACATCATTAGCGTATGCTTGGTAAAAAGTATCACTGTTGAACTGTTCTGGTTCATATTCTCCAATACTCATATCTTCTGCTAAAGACCCAATACCGTAATCTTCCGGACCTTTTTCATTTAGCACACCACCCCCAGCAAGCGCCATCAGCCCACCCTGCGCCGCAGGTTTGTACGTACTACCTTGATATGCCCGACGTGTTGAAGTTACCGGACCCCTTGAAGTAAACGACGCACCTCTAGCTTGTTCCTGAGCATCTTTGGCAGACTTATAGGATAAATAAGAAGCTAGCGCCCCAAGGCCATACTTAAGAAGGAGGGGTAATAGTTCTTTAGGTATGCCTAGTTTTTCTGCTTCTTCCGGGGTTATATCTTGTTTAGGTACTTCTTTTGTCGGATCTGCGGGGTCTACAGAAGGAGAAACAGGCGCGGGTATAACAGGCGGAGGTGTGGTTGTTGTAGGTGGAGGTTCAGCGGGGGGTGGAGTAACAGGTTTTTGTGCAGTTACTTCAACTTTAGCAGGACCAGAACTTGCAAGAGAAGAAATAATACCTGCACCAGCTAATGCCGCAGCTAAAGGCGCTGCCCATTCAGGGAACAACTTTTCAAATTCTTTTTGCGCTGCAACAATTACAGAGTCAGACCCATAAGATACAGGTGTTTGTCTGTATATGGGGTTTGTAACTTCAGATAGTGATGTTGAAAAATCAGTGCCCGTATCTAAATCGGTAGGAGTTGAGGGGAAAGTTAACCCCATACTTTCCAACAATGACTCATTACTCATTACGGCTTCCTCCCCAGAAACTCTAGGAATTTGTTAAGTGCTTCGCCCTGCTTGGGGGCTAAATCGGTTGAACCCAAAGCTTGCTGTAACCCAAAAGACAGGGCTGCATTCTTAGCAGCTTCGGAAAAGTTAAACGGTCTACCAAGCGCAGCAGACGTAAGTCCAGAAGTAGCAATTGATTTAGCTGGAGCGTACAACGCACCTAACCCCTTATCCAGCCCTGACATTGCGCCAAGTTCACCAAGCCCCGCACCAATAGCCCCGGATGTAGCGCCAGACTTAAATGCTTTACCCGCATCCATGTCTACAAGTTTTGCAATACCAGCGTTTAACCCCCCGCTCACCAAAGCATTAGCGCCGATATTTGCCGCCATAGCTGGAAGTCCAAGCGAAGCAAGCCCACTAGTAACCGTGCCGGTTACTGGCCCAAGAAACGCACCAATCCCACCAAAAGGCAATGAGGCAATTGAAGCAATCTTTAAGGCATTAGCTACATTCTTAGCGTCAGGGTGTTCGCCTTTGTAATACTGGGGGTCTCCGATAGGGACAAGCTTATCGCCCATAGGCAAATACATCTGAGCCATGCGCTCGCGGCTCTCGCCACCTGTCTTACCGCCTACTAAAAAAGCAACTTTGCCTGATTGAATATCTTCAAGCGTTGGGTTTTTGATCTCAATCGGATTGCCCTTAGCATCTTTCTCGGATGTGCTGTAGGCTTTAGTGAAGGTGGACTTGTGCCCAAAGATATTATCTTCTGTATTAAAAGCGCCTTTTAATATGTCATACGCTGACTTCTGTTGGGTCTGGGTTCCAGACTCGTATTCACCCGCTTCACCAAGCGCCGCATTCCAATTTAAAGTAGGCTTTTCCTCTGAACCAAATTCCTTCAACCCTGCAAACGGGTTGGTGTAAGACTCACCTGCGGTCCACCCTTTATCTGAAGCTGCACCTTTGGGGGTTGTGCCATATTGCTGTTGGCGTTGAGACAAATAATCCTGCATTTGCTGCGACTGCACAAACGCATTGAACTTCGCCAGAGCTGCTTCGGGTGTGATTTGGGTCGAAGTGGTCATGTCGTGCTATCCGGTAAAGCGGAAACAAAACTCATCGTCGCAATAACAGAAGGGGTGGCAGGGCGTGTGGGGGAAGAAGCAGCGTTAATCTGCTCAATACTAACTGAAGTGTTGTCAGTATGCCAGTACAGCTCGACGTAATCACCCGAATACAAAGGCAAAAACAAATTCAAAGCTGCAATCAAATGCCCGTCTACCCCACCGTGTTTATTAGGAACAGAAAACCGAGAGTTAGTATTTGGGACATTAGTGCCGTTTATTGCGGCCCAAACATCAGTGTCATGTATCTGGGAGTCTGTATTAGCAAACTGTATACTGAATTGTAAGTTATAAATCCCAGAGTAACGCACCGTTAGTTTTGAATTATCGACAAGCGTCACACTGTCAGCAATATCAGCGACATCAAACGTAATCGCGTAAGCAGCAGTTGTACTAACAGCAACTTGATCCGAATCACTAGACCATGCCCCAAACGGAATACTTAAATACCGCCCCCCGTCTGTACCTAGTAGTGCTGAAACGTTGTTGTTAAGTTGGTTGAAGTAGAGGCGTAAAACATTGTTGAACTGGTCATGGTATGCGCGTTCATAGCTAGCCCCTGCCGCAGGTAAACTGGGTGGTGCTGGTTGCCTAAGTAAAGTCACCGCTGACCGTCCTGTTTAACATCGATTCGTGGTGCACCAAGCTGCCACGTCGTACCCAACCCATCAGAGCCAACCCGCATAATCATTTGTCGTCCACGAATACGGGTGTAGATAATATTGGTGAACTGTTCAATCGTCACTGTGGAAGTACGAGCAACAGCTTTAGCGGCTTCGGTGTTAAATCCAGACCCAGAACCATTCATACCGTAAAGTGTCATGGTGACCTGCGGACTTTGGCTTGTAGATCCTTGGAATGTTAGATCCGGCACCATACGCCATACAAACCCGAAGTTCTGCCCATCTTCAATATCAAACTCAGCCGATTCGATATAAGCTTCAATTGCGGTGGCTGTTCCTGTGGTGTTATCGTCCACCCCATATTCATGATCAACAACGTTGTAGTTGTATGTAGCTGCTTCAGGATAGTTGCGTAGCCCCGAGTCAAGCCAAGCCGTGCGCCCCATCGTGCCGTAATACCAAATATCTTCTGCGTAGTTGTACACAACGTACTTATCAACCACCGTGGAATTGGTGGAGCAATAAAACCACCAGACTTCGTTAAAGCCTTCATTCGTTCCGGCAAAGATCTGATCGAGCTGCGAGACGTTAATGTCGGAAAAGACATACCGCCTTAGATCACAGCGAAGCGTCTGCACCCGCCCGTTATAGGTGTAAAACTTATCAACCCCCATCCAATACACCACACCTGAAGCAACAGCCGTAGCGTTTGGTCCAACGATAGATATATTGTCGCCAAGTAACTGAGACCCCCACACAAACGGAGGGCCGAGATACTGCAAGGAGTACAACGCCGAATCAGTCCACACTAAGATCTCTTGGCGTGTTTGAAGCTCAGAAATAATCTGTGAACCGTGGGATAAACGCAGACTACCTGCTTGGTTTGTGGCAGCAGGTACAAAATCAGTAACCGATTCTTGATTACCCCAACGGATCAGCATCGGATCAAGCACTGCACTGCCATAAGCTGTTGTGCCGAAGAGTAGAAGAAACCGAGATGTATCGGAAACAATCAACCCGTTTTGTTTTGACGGCACATCAACAAGCTCAGAAACATATACATCCGACCCAGTAGATGCGGCGTTAACCAGCGCTCCAGTGGGAGAAGCCGATATGTTTGCTGTGGCCCCATCTACATTTCGCAGGTAATACGTCGTACCCGCAGTGACCCCAGAAGGCATCGTGCCTGTGGTGGCAAACTTAACAGCAGTGCCCTCGGACAATAAAACCGAAGCAAACGTAACAACTGTAGGGGAGGCTGACGTAAAACTTACATTTCCGCCAATCGAATTAAGAGCAACGCCCCGAGTAGTAACACCATTAGTTGCATCCCAATAATAGAGGGGTCCACCACGATACCCAAAAACTAAATCTTCACCCCAGTTCTGGGCATCCCACAACCGCAACCGCTCAGTACCGGCAACGCCCGTACCCCAGCCGCCCATACCCCAACCACCAGAACCCCATCCAATAACAGCGCCTTGAATGGCAGGGCCAACATTAATTTCGTATTTAGCAGTTACTGTACCCCCACCTGTAGCTACAGACGTGGCATTTGATGAAGCTGTTATGGTGTAAGTATTGGTTGTAACATTTGCTATCTGGTAGTTACCATTAAGGGTTAACCCCCCAACTGCTGAAGCTCCACTGAAAGTTACAAAATCTCCAGTCTTTCCCCCATGAGAAGCATCGGTTACCAAAACCCTATTAGCTGTACCTGAAGTTATGTTTGTAGTGAAAGGGTTTGTTAGGGTTGCGGTTTCTCGTATGGGGGTGATGTCGTTGTAGACACCACCTCGCTCAATATAAAACTTGAGGTTTGTACCGACAGCAAGCAAATTATCAAAGCTGAGCGTTACCCAATTCCAAAGAAACCGGCAAATTCCTTGAAACGTGTACGGGGAAATACGCTGCCACCCACCAATTTTCTCAGGCGTACCCTGACGAAACCGAACCTTTTCACTGATATACCAGCCGTTCTCATTGGTATACCGAGTATTCTCTTGGTTTGTTCCGGGCTTAAAAAGTATCTTTTTGAGTGGCATCATGCACCCCGTAGGTACAACGCTTTTTCAGCTTTGCGGCGGCGCACCAATCCCGGTAACACTTTACCCCCGCCCATAGTCCACATCATAAACGCTTCTGCTGCACCTTCATAGTCGGCGCGATTGTTCTTCATTCTTATTGTGGAACTCTGATACCTCCCAGTTCCAGCGTTGAACGCAAAACTGACCACAGCGTCGAAGCTTGACTGACGGCCAACAAGATTAGGAGACATTCGCAATACACCGCGCTCAAAACGGACGAGATCATCCTCAAAAAGGCGATCAATCTCCTCCTGCGTCCAAGTGCGATTATCCTGTGCTGCGAGCGGGTAGTCCTTGCGAAGGATGCCGGTATAGCCATCTTTCCTTATTACAGGTAATTTAATTTGATCTTGATACAAAACATGACCATAGCCAATCGTCCAAATGTGGGCGGGGCATAAGTAAGGCTTGAGGCTCTTACCTTCAAAACTGTGCATCAAGTCTATACCAGCTTGTCCTGTTTTCATTTCTTTTGCCAACTACGCGATCCAAACCAAAAGCCAATGATGCCGCCAAGCATCGCCATTTCATCATCGGAAAAGATGATGGCACTTACTCGGATTAGATCGTCAATGTTTTGCACAAGATGTGGATGCTGCCAGACGTAATAAGCAAGCACGGCGTTGATTGCGATGAGTTCTAAGATGAGCAAGTAAGTGACGTTAGGCCGTACCGTCCCAATGTAATTCACCACCCACTTGCTAGATTTCTCAATGATCTGCTTGTCATGGTCCAGCGCCGCAACGGTCATTTGAGCGTCAGTCTGCATAGCAATCTGATCAGTGCGAATCTCTTCCACACGCTGCTGGGCAATATAACCTTCCTTGGCTAGGGCTAGTTCACGCTCCGATTGCATCCTTGCAAGCTCAAGCTCATGGGCTTGGTCAGCTTTGTTTTGAAAGTAATCAAGCAGTTTGGGTAGGCCAGAGATCAGCAGCCCACCCAAGGTAGAGAGAAGTGACAGCATTATTTTTTCCCCATCTTTTCACGCTCTTCAAGTAACCGAACTTTGACTTGAAGTTCATTGATGTGTTGCATCAGTTGCTCTTTCTGTACGGCTCGTTTCTCGGCACTCACGGGGCTATCGGTCGGCACACCTTCCTTGGTAATCAGCGCAGGCATATGCCCTTCAATTCGGGTCAACCGGGTTGAGAAGTCAGCAACCTGTCCGAGAAGCCACGCAAGCGAAGCCACAATGACCGGGATGACTGCTTTTAAAACGTCTGACCAATTCATCTAGACCGCCTTAAAGTGGATTCGTAGAAGTTGTTGTCGTTCCGCTGTTAGTCAGCGTCCACGGACTGCCACCGTTAGCAGTGCTGTTATCAATAATTGCCCCGTTCTGACAAGTGAGCAGTAACGTATTTGCGTCGTTCGTAAGTGGAGTTGTTGGTACAGTTACAGACGAAACAGAAATATTGTTTCTAAACTGCAAATTACTAATCAGCGCATTAATACGTGTTGCGTTATTCTGAGCCCCACCGATACGGCAATAGGTGCTGGAAGAAAGCGTACCAAGGTTAAACGAAGACGCTGTGTTTCTTGTAGAGTCAATAAAAATATAAACGCCGGGGGATGAGTACCGCGTTACTGTAATAAAGTACCAAGTGTTTAATGAGAGCCCCGCAGTAGTGTTATAAGAAGACAGCCCAAGAAGCCGAACTTGTCTAGATGTCGTAATTTCAACCCGCCACCCATTAGTAACAACCCCACTGCCTACGTCAAATACGGTAGTGTTTGAGCTGGGGGTAGCGCGAAGATAAATAAAAAACTGCAAAGTCCAATCGTTTGATCCTGTTGCAAACGTAGAGCTAGTCGGCGTATCAACGTATGCGGCCCCATTGAAATCAAAGCTAGCGTACCCTGGCAAAATCAGGCTGCTGGATATGGAATCAGACCCCGTAGCTGTTTCTGCGGTTGACACTTGATATGTCGAATTAGACGTACCGTCTGTACTATCTGCACCGGTTGCAGTTTCAGTAATAATGCCTTGATAAGGGGGTATACCGTTTACGCTATCTGCACCGGTTGCAGTTTCAGTAATAAGCCCGGAATAAGTAATACCCCCGACACCAAAACCAAAACCCCGAGCGCCTCCAGCAGCTAAACGTTGAATAACCGGCATATCAATCTCAGGTAAATTTAGTTTGAGAAGCTAGCACCGTAAAAGTTGCCGATGCGGTTTTAATAATCGTATATACGTAAACATCAATACCCGAAGCGTTACCTCCGGTCCAAGCAATACCGCCCTGATACTTTGGGGTTATGGTGTTCCCATCAACTTGTATGGTGTTGTTGTAGTAAGGTGTTGCGTTCTGTGTAGCCATCAATGCCACGGTCACACTGCGCCCTGTTGCCAGCGCCGTATTAAGTGTTGTACCCGTCGAAGCCCTAAAGTTAACAGTCCAATTAGAACCACCAGCCCCACCGGTATAGTAAATAATTGACTGTGTAGTCACATCGTAGTTAACCGTGGATGGAACAACGGTGGCGTTAACCGTCACGACTTCTGACGAATTTGCAAGCACTTGAGCGAGGTTTGCCGAAGTACCAGAAAACGTTTGAAGCGCCGTGAATGTTGTGGCTGTACCGGGAGCTACGTAATCGGTTCCAGCAGTGGCAGGGGTAACAACGGTAGAACCCGCACCTTTAATGAGCTGCCCTGCCGTGAGTGTGGCAGCAGCCTGTACACCAAGCCCCACATAATCCGTGCCGTTAAACACAGCAACGAGTGAGGCACCGGGATTGACCGTTACGCCTGTTTGACCTGTAGCTTTAACTGTTAGCGTGTAGGTTGAGTCTGCGTTAATAACTTTATAGGAGCGTGATGACGCAGGGGCTATGATGGTTGAGTTAGCGTTTAAGCTTGATACCCTGATTGTCGAATACTGTGCGCTGTTATAAACAATATTGGTTGCGCTTGCATCCCCTTCAGTTAGGGATAATGTCAGGTCGTAGTTTGGCGAGCCTGAAAAGTTTGAACCTGTCAGGTTAGTAATCCCTGCAACAGCAATATCAATATACTGCGTTAAGCCATTATTAATGGCGTTACCCCACTGACCAACTTCCGTGTCGGTTTCAATAATGGGTAAATCGAGGAGAGAAGTTCTTGTAATAGGCATGGTTTACCTCATGTCATATCGACGGGTTGCCAGTTGGAAGTTTGGTTTGTGTTAATGGTCTGCCAGTTTGCCACTTGGGAATCATCGATAAGCTCCCACAAGAACCGACTAAACGCTACGTCTGTTATGGACGCCGACTCCGACACCCCAACATTAAACAACCCGCCACCCTGCGTTAGGTCCGCGCCCTGCGCCGACTCAAGTACAGCATCAACAAAATCTGCTCGCGCTACGACATTATCCACTGCTGTCGCAGTTTCAGCAACGATGGCACCCAGAATATAGAGCGACTCAACCGAATCAAGTCCTGTTGCAGACTCAGAAACTGCCTTATCGTATAAGAACCCAGCCGCTGTACTGTCTGTACCTGTAGCAGTCTCGGCTATAGCACCATCAACTTGCCCTGCCGCAGAGGTAGCATCAGAACCCGTCGCACTTTCTGACACGCTGCCAGACGTATCGATGATGGTTGTTATAGCGTCAGCACCGAGCGCAACCTCTGAAACCGAAGCCACCAAGGTATACGTCGCGCTAATACTGTCAGTCGCTGTCGCTGCCTCGGCAATCAGGGTGTTAATAAACTTATCGCCCGCAACAACATCTGAGCCTGTTGCTGATTCCGCAACTGCTTCACTAAATACGTCACCAGCCGTCACCGAATCCGTAGCAGTAGCCGACTCAGCAAGGTTTGTATTTAGCGTGAGGTTGTTGGTGATTGAGTCAGTACCTGTAGCGGTCTCGGCTACGCTTGCACCCAGCGTTTGCTCTGCGCTTACGGCATCAGTACCCGTGGCGGACTCAGCTATGGCCCCGCTTAGTATGGGTGTTGCGTCGGTGGTGTCTGTTGCTGTGGCGCTTTCAGCTACGGCTGAGGTAAGGGTTAAGTTTGATGCAGTTGTATCTGTTGCTGTAGCAGTTTCTGCAACAGCCGAATTGATGGTGAGGTTTGCGTTGGTGGTGTCTGTACCCGTAGCTGTTTCAGCGACGGCTGAATTAATCGTTAGGATTGCATCGGTAGCGTCAGTACCGGTGGCTGTTTCAGCTACTTCCTTTTGGTATGTGTTGGCACCCGATCCACTGATCGCTGAGAACGGCGCAGTTGAAAATGGATCAAAGCCGAACACATTGTTGCCTTATATGAGCTGTGCCGTGGTGAGATTAGAAACTTGGGATGTGGTTAGGACTTCTGGGATTGTAATGGGTATTGCTTCTACAAGCGCTTTTTCTGCTCGCTTTACCCATCCTTGCCCTATATACCAGCGCCATGTCCCAAGTTCTGTTGGTTTGGGGGTCAGAATATGCCACGCTCCCGATGCCCATATGACTTCGTGATTTTCAGGAACATCTGTCGGAGGCTCTGGAGCCGGTTGCCAGCCTTCAGTGCCATCAGTTTCAGTGCTTGGGATAGACCCGTTCTTTGTCCAGTATTGCATGGTCTAGTCCTATAGGGTTGGGAAGGCTGCTGTTGGCGGCGTGAAGTTGG